CTAAAGATATTGGATACAACGTTTCCGATGCCGCCGCCGGAAAAGATTGACTTAACTTTTTCAACGGCTGACTTGATAATTTCTCCGGCTTTGGCAGGCAAATCCTTAATACCGTTTTTAATCGCTGTGACGATATTTTTACCCAAATTTATCCAGTTAAATGCAGTCCAAACGGAAACAATCGCCTGAATGATTTTGGGGATATTAGAAATCAAAGTGGGAATTGCCTGTATCAATCCTCTAGCAAGAGTCACGATAATGGTCAAACCTGTTGCAAGCACTTTCGGCGCATTTTCGTTAATGATATCTGCAATATTTGTAATGATTTGCGGCACATTTTCAATCAAAACAGGCAAACTATCCGCAATCCCCTGTGCGAGCTGGATAATCAGATTTAAGCCAGCGTCAATCAGCGTCCCCGCATTATTCTTAAGATTTTCTGTGAACTGCACCACCATGGGCAATGCTTGCTCTAAAAACGTGGGGATATTCTCAGCGATGCCATCAGCCAATCCGTTAATCATTTCAACTGCGCCATCAACACCGCCGCCGCTGAGAACGGTTCCAAGTTGGGTCATCGTCTCCGTGCCGGCTTGCACAATTGTTCTTAAGGCTGGTTGCATTTTCTCGTATACGGTGGTTTGTACCCCGCTTAGGGCTGACTCAAAAATAGTAACGTCACCTTGCAGGTTATCAATCTGCGTTGCCGCTTGTCCTGCCGCCGCTCCCAGCCCGTCAAATTCATCTGAAGCACCAGCAAGTCCGTCCTTAAAAGATTGTACTTTGTCGGTGCTGGTTGATGCCATTTTGTTGTAAGCGTCTAAGCCCTGAATGCCAAAAATGGTATTTTTATAGGCGTTTGCTTCCTCATCGCTGTAGCCGGAAAGGGCTGTTGTGAGGTCGTCTACAACATCGTTTAAATCTCTTGCGTTGCCGCTAGAGTCATAAGCCGCCACGCCAAGGTTGTCAAGTGCTGTTTTCGCCGCATCCGTGGGAGTGTACAGGTTCTTCATTGCCGCCGCCAGTGCGGTTGATGCCGCTGAGCCAGTAACATTTTGCTCAGCCAGCCGGAGAAGGGAAACTGTAACGCTATCAGCTTTCTGGCTGTATGCGGATGCAGTTGCCGCCGCTCCGCTCAGAGCTTCGCCCAATCCGGTAACATCTGTATTAGCCAGGGTTGCACCCTTTGCCATTAAATCGGCATAATACTGAGCGTTGCTTGCTTCGTCACCAAATCCCTTAACCGCGCCCGTAAGGTATGTGGCGGAGGATGCCATATCCATTGCGCCGGCTGAAGCGAGACTCAGCGTGGTAGCAAGGATAGTTGCACCGTTTGCATTTTCCTCCAAAATTTCGGACTCGCTCAGACCAGCCATAGCAAGGATATTGATGCCGTCTGCCGCTTCTGACGCTGTGAATTTGGTGGTTGCGCCCATCTCTTTCGCCGCATCTGATAAGCCAGTGATTTTATCAGTGGTAGTACCCATTGTAGCGGCGATTTGAGACACAGAGGTTTCAAACTCCATGCCAGTGTCGACAGAATCCTTAAGAAATTTTACAGTCGCCGCACCAGCCGCCGCAAGTGCCGCCACGGCGGTTTTAGTGGCGGTAGACCAGCCTGAAGTGGTAGTGCTGGAATCGTCCATGCTGGCGTTCAGCTCGTCAATTTCCTGCTGGAATCCGTTTGTTTCGCTTTCTGCATTTTTAAGCTGTTCAGCTAACTTTTTCGTTTCGTCAGAGTCCGCACCAGTTTGTTTGACTGATTTGTTAAACGCATCGGTTAATTTCTGCACATTTTTAGTCGCTGAATCATGCTGAGAAGTGAGAACTTTTAGCTCGTTTTTAAGCGTTTCGGTATCACTTCCAGCCTTTTGGGTGGATTTCCCAAAAGTATCATTGGCGGTTTGAGCCTTTGATAACCCTTGCTCGTACTCGCTAGTATCAAGCTTGATTGTCGCCATCAATTCGAAAACGTTCACTTTTCATCCTCCTTTCCGGCTAAATTTTGCTTTATTGCGCTAATGATATCATCTGCGCTCCGTGTTTCCTCTTTTTGAGGAAACACTTTATCTGCATATCTAGGGGGTTTTACCTCGCCACGAGAAAGCAACTGGATTATTGCCCCAACTTCGTCAGTAACAAAAACCCTATATTGTTCCGTTTTTAGCCAGGAAACATACCTAGATACGCAGTATTTTATAAAATATGTTGGATTTTTTAACCCTCTGTACTCTCCGAAACAGAGCCAGAAGAGGGCGGTGTCTCGCTCTGCAATCCAAAAAGGCTTAGCACGTCCTCGTCTGTGAGCATAGCCATAACATCAACCAGCACAGTAGCGGCAGTGCAGTGATAATCTTCCGGTTCAACGTCTGAGAGGATAGCCAGCATATTCTTGATTTCCGTGGGATTGTTTTTGAGGATAGCATGGGCAAAATCAATCTTGTTCTTGCTCTCAGGCAAATTCTGGATATTCTGTGCAATTTTGGAGATAGGCACAAACAGGTCAGCAGTTACCAAAATGCCCTTTTCGTCCTCAAATTCGGACAGTTTTTTGATTCTTTTGTTCATTTTTTACCTCATCAAGACGCTGTTCCGGCTTTGGTGTAAAACTCCATAGGCATGGTATCCTGAGAGCTAATGGACACGTGACCAGTCAGCTCAATCGAAAGCTGACCCTTGCCGTTTTTAGTAGTCTGCAAAGAAAATCCGCCCGTAGACAAGGCATTCTTGAGGCAAATTGCCGCCATTCCGCCGTCAGCACGGTCGCCGACCCACCAAATATCCGAAAAGTCAGACTGAGATAGATTGCGATTAGGGACAACCTTGTTCCCGGAAAGCGTTGCGGCACCCAGAGACAATTTGATAACATCGGCTGATACAGTAACGGAGGTAAATGCCATCTTGCATTCCCACCCATCCAAATGCTTAAGCTCGGCAGTGTTTGCGGACACGTTGTCCAGGTCATCGCCAAAATCGCTGAATGTGGGTACGCAAGTAGCGTTAATGCCACCTGTGGTGGCGCAAATGATGTTCGAATCTTCTGGGGCGGTTGCTTTGTCGGGGTCGAATGTTTTCAACACAATGCCAGCGTCAAGCTGGAGTTCGTTAAAAGCATCCTGAGAGATTCTTGTAAAGGTTCCCATTTTTTGGACACCTCTTTCTTTAGTATAAAGTTAAATATTCGGCTGATATATTGATATATCGCCGCTTAATATCGCTAGATTGTTCGTCAACCAGGCTTTGGCAAAACGGGTTCCCACGCTTGAGCCAAACATAGCCCAAGTCGCAAGATAACACTTTCCCGCCAATGCCAATGGTTTCGGAAATCTGCTCTGCCAGTGCATTCAGCGTGGATTCTTTTGTGGTTCTATCCCACAAATTTACTGTTATGGCAGTCTCCCCACCATCCCACGCATTGAGCACTAAGTTATAAGTTAAATAAGGGTATTCCGCATCATCCGGCACGGCTGTGTCAGCGTAAGCAGGAAGCCCAAAACTTGAGAAAAAATCGTATAAAGCCGCCGCTTTTGTCATATTGCACCAGCTTCTTTCCATGCTTTGTGGATTTTAAGTCCTTGTTTTGCAATCCAATCAACCATTTCTTCGTTTTGCGCCCAAAAGCTATCGCAAGCCAGTCCGCTTTCGCAAAGAAAGGCGTGTACAATTTCATGCCGGATTATTCTTTGGGTTTCAAGATTGAGGTTTTCTTTTGTGTCCGGCTTTCCTTTGTCGGCTTCAAAACTTTCTGCAAAAATTTTATGGGTTGTTTCGTCACAAAATCCGCTACAGCCTGCAAGCCGTGGCTCTTTTTCTTCACAGGTAATTGTGATTTCATAAGGCGTTCCCAAAACGTTCACGGTCATGTCGCCAGCTCCCATTCTTCGGCAGTCGCCTGGCTAAAGCTAAAGCTGGCACTATCAGGGGTCTGTAAGTCGTCTCCGTCTGAGGTAACACGGAAGATTTTTCCATCCTTTGTGCGCCGGAAAACGTCATGGTATTGCAGGATTGCATTTTTGCTGGTGGTGACGGTGTACAGGCTTGTCACTCCATCATGTTCTGCCGTTCTCGCTTCCATGCTAGAGTCAAAGGTAATAGCCGCTTCAAACTCTGCGCTTTCAACCCATTCGGTGGAAAAACCGCCTTCCCCGTCTGAAACTCGCCGTTTTTCTAACATTACGCAGGGCTCTTTCCATTCTTCAAAGAGCATGATTTCTCACCTCCACGGATAAGGGTTTCTGTTTGAGTAAGTAGGAGTTCTCGCCTTTGTGGGTTCTACATACCAGGTTTGGCGTGGCTGTCTAAATGGTTTCAATTCGGACTCAAAAGCCGTCCACACGGTAACAGAGCTTGCATTTGAGTTCGCTTTCTTGGTGTACGAATATCCGCCAAAACTTTCCGATTGGTACGGATTTTTAGTAAATGCTCCGTACTCTTTAACCCATTTTTCCATATCGCCGACAATCTCAGTTAATTCTTTGGGGATTGCCAAAGATATCACACGCCCACGGAAGGTTTCATCCGTTAAACCTGAGATTTTTCCGTTGATAAATTGATACACACCATTATTGGCTAAACTGCCTGTAATCCTCAAATACTGCCCTTCCACCAAAAAAGGAACCGTGTATTGATTGCCTTGTGTATCAATCAAGGTGGTGTATCCCCCAGTGCCGGATACGAGAAAGGGCAAACTAAGCTCGCCCTCGCTCACCACAAAATCACCATCCCGCCAGTCCTGGACAAAATAGTTATTTAATTGGCGTAAGACCAAATCAAGCATTAGTTTGCCCTCCTATAATTTTAGCCCACAGTGCAGAGCATTGAAGCAATGGCGGTGGAGTCGGTGACCTTTGCGCCGTAAACATGAAGACCCTTCACGCCATCTGCAAAACGCTTTTCCATGCGGTAAGCTTCGGTGGAAATAATCTGCTCTGCATAAGTAGTTGCGTAAGGCACCTGAGCGGTAACAATCCACTGAGAACTCTTTTTTGCAACATTGTTGGACATAAACACAGACATGCCGGCAACCTTGCCAACCTCACCATTGAGCAGCACAGAGTTTGCAGTGCCAGCATCGGAAGCCTTAACAAATCTATCATCAAGGAGCAAGAGAGCGTACACATCGGGAGGAACAACCACGGAACGCCCAGCTGTGGGAACGTTAGCCTTGTCCAGCGCAGTTCTCAGCTTTACCATGTTTTCGTAGACGTTTTCGGAGGTCAGCGTTACGCCAGTGGTACCGCCGACAGCGTTTGCAGAGCTTGCGCCGTTAGCAATAGTCTTAAGCAGATAAGCGTCAGACGCATCAGCCAGCTTATAAGCCGCTCTCTGCATTGCAGTATTAACAATATCTCCTGCCGCCTGTGCCTTATCAATGTCGTCAACCTGGAAATTAAATGCCTTTGCCTGGTCAATAACCAAAGTCTGGTCGGTAGTTGCCAGCACTTCGGGGTCTGCCAGGTCGGTGTTTTTGGTGTAATCGCTCACAGTGATTTCACCAATGCTGTTGATATGTACGGTATCACCCTGATTGCGGATAATGCCTTCATAATCACGGTTTACAAGCTGAGTCGCTACGTGACTATTTTCCAGGTTATAGAGCAATCTTGCACTCCACAATTCGGGAATAAAAGTTGTAATTGCCATTTGTTTTCATCACCTTTAGTTATTTTTTAGAGAGGTTTTGATAGCATCCCAATTCTGGTTGATTTCAGCGGGAGTCATTTTGCGGATATCGTCCGCCGTGTAAGTCCTAGCCGGATTAGTGGCAGGAGGTGTTTGCGTATTAGCTCCGCTGGTGGATTCCTGTACGATAAAGTCCGCCCATTCGGCTTTAGCTGTATTTGCCAACGCATCTGCGTCAACCAGTTTTCCATCAACCAAATTGAGTGCATCAATATCTGATACTCTCAGCACGGAGTTGAGTCTTTTTTCGCTCACTCCAATTTCTTTAAGCAAGTCACGGTAAGCCTTTTCCTTCGCTTCGTGAGTCGCTTTGTTTTTGTTTTCTTCCAGCAAGGCATTGTATTTAGATTCCCAGTCCTCTGCCTTAGTTTTCCACTCAGATTCCTGGGGGTTTGGAGCGGGTTCTTTCGCTTCTTGCGCCTGCTGTGCTTCCTGCTTGTATCGGGCGATTTCACCCTTTAAGCCGTCTACGGTCTCAGCGTGTTCGGAAACAATGGTTTCAATCTGTTCTTCGGTCAAACCCATGCCCTTCAAAAGTTTGCGAGAAAGTGACAATTTTATCTTCCTTTCCTTTGTCCACGGTGCTTTGTGGCGATAAATTGTATTAAAAAGCGGATATCCCCGCTATTTAATCAGTAAGTTTTTAAGCGTTT